TATTTTATCAGCAAGCTCAGACATAATTCTTGGATTTGTAAGCCCAAGCTTAAACATAGACTGATCTGAAGGTGAGAGTGTAGAGTATATATCTACAAGATTATTATTAGCAGATAAGCCTTGAAGTCCATCAATTCGATCATTAGCTGACTTCCATGATGAAAACGTCATATTATCTGTATTTTTTAAGTCTAAGTATTTAGCACGAATAGAATTAGATAATGCTAAAATCTCTTCATTAGAAGCGCCTTTAGAAACAAGATTAGCTAATTTTTTTTCATCAAGATAACCAGACATTAACTGCTGATCTTTTAATGCTTTCTTTGCTGCTTCAGCCTGTTTTTTTGCTAGTGATGCGTATGTACTTGCAACATACTCAGATCCTGCCTCTTGAATATACCTGCTGTAAGGAGTTGCTTCTCCTTCTGAGTTATACATTTCTTGTATGTAGTTAGTCATACGAGTTTTATATTGATCCGCAGTCTGAGAGCTTGATGCAAACTCTGATCCTTTAGATGCAAACTCATTAAGAATTGATTCCTCAAATCTACGATCAATCATATTTTGATATGATTTAGCAGCAATAGAGCCAAATGATGCTGGCGGCGTATAAGCTACAGGCATATTTGTGCTTGGATCTATTGCTATAATTTTATCTGATGGCTGTAATTTAGCTGCTTGCTGCCCAGCTTTCTCGGCATTCTGAGCGGCCTCTCTATAAGCCAACTGAGAAATTCTAACAGCTGCACTGCTAATGGCTTCACCTACTTGAGCAGATCCAGCATCTGTTCTAACAACACCAACAGGCTGATTAAAGACTTGAGTTCTTTGTCTAATTACAGCCATTATTAAGTCCTTACTGTTTCATATTGATAAATGCCCTGACCCACTGTTCCAATAGCGCTAAACAAGGAAGCCGTTAGTGCATTTCGACCACGGCGTCTTTCAGCCATGGCTGCCATAGAGGTCTTCATATTCTCAAACTGTACTTGCTGATCTATACGAGAAGTATCTTGGTCTATAATATCTTTTTGCCTTTGCAGAAACGCTTGAACACTTTTGTCTTGCTGTTGAGCAAAACCTATATCAGCAGTAACATCACGACCAGCAGCCGCAAATGCAGCTATATTAGCAGAAGTTGCCAAGTCATATTCTTCTCGCCTAGCCCTAGACATTTGCAAAGCTTGAGTTTTATTTAACTTCTTTTCAGTTTCCATTTGAAAAGCATTTAGCTGAGAAGCTTGTTGCTGCGCTTGACCCGCTGCAATCTGACCTACTGCTGACAATCCAGCTGCACCTGCTACAATTAATTCCAGCATTAAACTACTAGCTCCGCTACTAATCCATTAACCTGTAATGGCAATGGATGATCTTGTTCTATTGTTATCTGTGCTGTTCGATTATACCCCAACAGGCGAAACTCTTTCTTGCCGCTAAATGCTGACGTAGTAACCAATGGTCTTGAATTAACCTTAGCTGATCTAGTGTCTTTAAAATCAACTACAATGTTAGTCAGACCTCTAATCTCACCAGTCGCAGGGCCATTGCCCATAGAGGCATCAATCGGATTGGTAATAATCTTAGAGGTAAATGCAGACCCAATGTAAGCTGTAGTATAGTTAAACGCTGAATAAGCCGACAGATCAATTACATTCCCAGATATAGTAAACGTACCTAAATGAGAAAGCTGTGTATCGTCAGCATCCTTAGCCAACACAGTTACTGTATCTCCATTGCCCCAAGGTTGATTTGCTACAGAACTTACATCAATCTGATTGCTGGTAATAGAAAACTCTCTCCAGCCATCCAAGCCAATTTCAAAGTCTGTCGTGTTTTCAAAGCTACCATAATAATAATACCCATCAGAGTCTTTGATCGTAGCATAGATAACATTGCCTAGTGCAGTCACAGCATCAAACGATCCAAAGTTACTAGATACCTTTGTCCAAGACGCTCTCTTCTCAGCCCTGTTTGAGTTAAACAAAGCTATTGTTCCGTCAGTCATAACAAATGCAGCATAGCTTTCAGATGTATCAAAGCTTGAGTTCGATACCGCCATATCTATTGGGCTATTAATTAAATGACTAGCAATTGTTGAGATAGCAGTAGAAGTATAAGCGCTCTCGTTGTCAGTAAACAAATACTCCCTAACCGTCCGACCACCACGTTCTACAAACAAAGTCGCACCGTCTATCGGAGTGGGAGTTACAAACTCACACCCGTATGGTGTCTGCTTTCGTATCTGTAGATTAGTCGGAGTAAGCGGTTGGTTCTGAAAGGTAGGTATGTAAAGCTCTGCTGAGCCAGTAAAGATCTGCAAGTCACGGTTAGAAACCAAATACCTAATTGGATTTATTTCTCCAAGCGCAGCAGTAACTTGTATTGCATCATCATCAGCAGCATCCCCAACATCGAAGTTAAAGAAGCTTCCAATCTTACTAAAGTAAATAGAATCTGGTTCTGTTAATGTGCCAGCAAATACTAATCTATTCTGATGGAAGGTAACTGCCGCTGGATAGCCACGAACAGCAGACCAAGACTGCTCGTCAAAGTTAGGACTAGGTGCATGAGAAGAAATCTGTACGCTACCACCACCATCTTCTGAGTCGTTTGCATTAGCACCAGCAGTAAAGCTGTAAGTATTTTCATCTATAATATCAGAATCAATTGTTCTTGATCCATTTATTTGCGTTGCGTTTATACCGCCAACAGCTACTGCATTAGAAATAACAATGGCCTCACCGCCTTGAAAGCCGTGATTAATATGCGTAACTTCAACAGTTGCGCTGCCATCAGTAGTTCTCAATGGGTTTGCTACACTTAGTCTTACATCTAAAGTCTCATGCACATTGCCAGTGGCTTGCGTAGAAGACTGAACGCTGGTGATTGTTATTTCATCTCCATGGTATCTTATAATTGTACCAACGTGTTTTGAGTCTAAGTAATCACCACCTGTTTGTGAGCCTGTGGTATCAAAGTAAGCAGCGCTTGTTGTAAGAGTAATTCCATTGCCGCTAGTAGCGCTAGGATCAAGCGTAACACCGCTATCTTGAAACGTAGAGTAAGGTTGAAAAGTAACTTTGTTATCCGCTCTTTGACTAAACGAAAACACACTAACCTCAAAGTCAAACTGACCGCTTTGAGTCGTGCTTGCTTTTCTTGTTAGGATTCTAGGCGCAAACTTATTATGGCAAATAATAACAATGTCGCCATATCTGGTAATGTTATACTCATGCAAATCATCTTCATCAAACGGAAGCGCATCTCCATCAACATCTTGAGTAAGTATCTGAGCACCAAGTGTGTTTGTAGTAAAGGGAAAAGCTATATAGCCATGCCCAATACCAATAACATATCTATTAGTATCATCGCTTAAACTATTAGAAACTGTAACAGGCTCACCAGTTACCCAAGAAAAAAGCCTAATCTTTTTATCAATTGCAGCGCCAGTAACAAAGTTTGCTCTTTTCCCATACTTAAAGCCGTGCCTTCTCTTAACGCCGCCTTCAGGAAGAACAATCATATTCTGTAAGCTTTGAGCAGACGCAGAATAAACAGCAGAATCAGTCCTCATTAAAAGAGAATCACTGATTTCACCATACTGAAAGCTGTTAATGGGTACTCTGACTTTCTGCATTAACTTCGCCTTTCAGCAATAAACCTCGATGTGTTTAGCTTTTTAGTTGTTTGCTGTTGTGAATCCAGCCTTCTAGCTCTCATCATATGGAACTGCGCTCGCTCATCCATCATCTGAGCAAGCTGTGAATCCCTAGCAACAGAAACAGCAAGTATGCCAGCCATCATATATTCTACAGCAATAGTAAAGAACGGAGGCCAGTCAGCTTCACTAGCCCTAAATGTATGATCGCAGATTAAAGTGTCTGTGGCGACTGCATCGCAGTAAGCCATGTCAGCATAAATATCGTACTTAATTGGATACTCATTAACAGTTATAGCGTGAACCATTAATGATGTGGACGGTATTTGATAAGCTGCATCCCAGCGTCCATCAGGAACAGCAGCAAGTCGCACCAGTGTGCTTTGAGTAGTCGCAAAACCCCAGCGCATACTGGTGAGCGCAGCAGTAGCTGTATCTTCATACATAGCATCTACGACAGCAGACTCAGCAGTGCCATCCGTAAATGATTGAATCTCGTTGCCCCCCATAAGAACAGAAGCACGAGAACATACTTTAATAGAAGTGTTAGCTACATCAGGCATAGTAGTATGGGGGCCGAAGCCCCCATCCCCTTAGTTGTTATCAAGAACTTCAAAGACACCATCGTCATCAATAACAACAGCACCCATAGACATCATTGATGTTGCCAAGTGTGAAACCTTTTGCGGTACATAGTTTACTTCAGTTTGAACATCAGCATTAATGCCAAGCCCAACAGCAGAAGTATGGTACGCAAAGTTTTTCCCACCAGCTACAGCAGATGTAGAGAAGATCTTAAAGCCTAAGAACTCTTTCATTGTCATCCCACCTGCGAATGGCAGGTTTTGTGGGCCAACATAATCAGAGCTTGCAAACTCATTAATAGCAAACAAATCAGCAAAACCAGCAGGAGACATTGCTAAGTAGCGCTGTCCGTCTTCTGGAATGTCTTCTGCACCAAATGTTGAGAACAGGGTCAACAAGTCAGCTTTTTCAAGAGCAGAACCAGTGTCATGGATTTGAGTAGAGTTAGCACCCGCGTCCATTGCTGTAATCAAGATTTCATCAGTCTTGCGACCAAGAGCAGCAGCAGCAGATTGCGCTACAGCTTGACGCTCATTAATGTTAATCTTCAACTCGTCCAGCTTGTCAATGTACTCTGGTGCATAGAAGTCAGCCATAGTGGCCTCGACATTTGTATGCACAAGTTCCATTGCAGTTACATCGCCGTTACGCGCTTTAGTGTTTGCAGCGCCTTTTCCAATTACTTGGAATCGAGCAACCGAGCCAGACACATTGCTTGAGCGAACAGTATTCCGTAGTTTGGAACCCATACGCTGATAAGCCATGTGAACTTCTGTCTCGAACTGCTTGATAAAGGCTTGGTCAATAGTATTAGCCATTTTTCAGTCCTATTATGAAGTTACAGTTGCCAACGGGTGTCCGCTTTTCTACGTCAACAAGGGTATCCTCTCGGGCCTTTCAGTGTATTACGGGCCGTAATGGCCCATCGTAAACACTTTTTCCGTTTGGATTGCAACGCACAAATTCAACATATTTATTATTGTTGTCTTCTATGACACCAACAGGCTCAAAGCCCAGCCAGATTGCCCAGTCTATCATAAACTCATAATCAGATAGCAGTGTCATAGTTAGCATGTGCTGTGTTTTATCAAAGAAATCTATTAGAAATCTTGATCCTCGAACCGCTGCAACAGTATGTTCCTTTACTTTATTAGAAAACATAGCAAACATCTGAGGGATTTCTTGATCTTCATTGTACCAAAGACCACCAATGGCTAGAAATGACTCACCTTCTTTTCTAGCAAGATAACATTCAGAAGTTTCATACATCTCACGCATAGCTTGATGAAAGTCATTATGCCCAAGTAAAACTAGCTCTCGTTTGTTTTCTTGAGTAAGACCTTCAACCACTTCATCAATGTGATCTAAGGTAAAAGGGGTCAGATAATACTGGCCC